GCAGGTGCCGCGTGTGTAGTCGCCGCGTAGGCTGAGAATGTTGGCGTCGCCGATGCTGGTCTCGACCTGTTCCCACGGCATGGCCATCGTGCTGTTGGTGAAATCTTGCAGGCCGTTGAGCGTGTCCTTGTCGCGGAGGAATTTCACCGCGAGCGCGCCGAAGGTGCAGGAGCGCCACGGCGCGTAGAGGGAATTTAGGTGGAAGCTGCGAAATCCGCGCTGGGCGCTGGGGTTTGTGGCCTGCCACTTGCCGTCTTGCAGTGCTTCGATTTTCTGGCCGTCGTTCCACTCGCCTCCGCACCGCTGGCAAATGTAGCGCGCGGATTCTTCGACTCGGGCCATGTTCCACTTGCCGGCCACTTTCGCGTCGGTGTCCCACTTGACCTGTTCCCACAAAAGCTCGATGCGTTCGTGGCAGTGCGGGCAGGCGAGCATGAATTTCTCCTGCGTGCCTTTCTGGTATTCCTGCCATATCGCGCCGTCCGGCGTGGTGGGCGTGCTGGTCTTGACGCGAAGCGCGCCGACGAAGGACTTAGTGCGGTTCTCTGCGAGGAATAGCGCGGAGGTTTCTTGGTCTGTCTCGCGGGCGAATTTGTCCACTTCGTCCATGAGCAGGAGACCGGCGGGGCGGCTGGCGAGGTTTGCCGGGGAGTTGCTGCCGACGAAGACGAGCGAGCAGCGCGAAAAATGTTGCTCGAGGTTTTTGAAGCGGTGCCGGTCCGCTGGCTTCTGAGCGGCGAGCGTGGCGCTGTCGTCGAAGAGCGGGAGCCAGCGCGTCTCGGAGAAGGATCGGGCGAGGCCTTCGGTGGGCATGACCCACACGACGGGCTGGGGCTTGTTCACGATACGCCATGCCGTGCCTGCTTGCACCATCGTCGTCTTGCCGGTCTGCGTGCCGAATACCAACACGAGGTCGGAAACATCGACATCGCCGAAGCACTCGAGCGGCTCGCGGAGGTAGGGCGTGAGGCGGGTGCTGAAGTTGCCGGGCATCTGCGTCTGCCGCTCGCTCAAGATCACCTCGTCAGCGCACCACTCGGTCACGCTGCGCCGGTCAATCGGTGCGTAGATCGAGCGGAGGTGTTCGCGTAGGGCTTCGGCGGCGGGAGTCATGGTTTTTTTTTCAACTTCATCCCGTAATTGTTTACGGAGTTTTGTATTTTTAAACCTTCGCGCCGAATCAGTTTCATTTTTTTGAAAGGAGTATAATCAACATGGTGGTGAATCCTTTGATATTTCCAGACGACTTCAGTCACATCTGGATGCTCGCGTTTAAGCATTTCGGATTTGTCTTTTGTTCCGCCCTTGTAAAGCTCGTCGGTATTGCCTCCCTTAATTGTTTGCGTTCTGAGTTTTCCTTGTAAAAACGCATTAAACTGAATCGTGCACCAGCCTCGCTTGAGCATATCAAGTGAAAGTATTGTGTCCTCGTTATACCTGCCCCGCCACCTAAACGGGATGTCGTTGCGTATCAGGTTACAAGAATAGATTCGCGTGTTGGTTATGTATGGAGGTAAAGCGGAAGCGCCAAATGCAAACATGGCATAATTCGGTCCGGCCATTCCTACATTTGAGTAACGAAGAACAAAATCCTCCATTGCCCGCCACATCGATGCACTTTTGTTTTTGATGCGTTCGTTTCTGTGCATCCGATAAAATGCTTTTATGTTATCGTCCATGATCCAATGGAACTTGTGACCCTCAGAAATAGAATGATCCCAAATAAAGTTTCTGGCGGGTCCAGACCCTGTAGATTTTTCCAAGCCGTAATTGTCGCAAAGTTGATATTTCTTTTTGTAACCCATATCTAACTCAACGACGCGAGTTAAAAGGCCCATTGTTGCAACTGATTCTTTGTATTTTTGAACTTCTTGCGGCTCGACAACTATACTGTGTCGCACGCCCATCTCCGTGAGCGCCTTGGAAGTGATCATGTATTCCGCGCGCCCTTTGCTCGGGATGTAAAGCGGGAATTGTGGGAGAACTTCACTCATCGGATTCCCATACCTGTGCTTTTAAGTTGCGGCGTTCTTTGTCAGGGAACCAAATCGACTTTGTTTTTTCTGTGTAGCTTTGTTGCAGCAATCCGAAAAAGGCCGTCACATCTTCTTCACGATCGAAGCTGACCGTGATTTTTCGGAAGCATGGTTCAAGCCCTTCATAGTCCGGCATCCCTTCCCACTCGATTTCTGGCGATGCAGCCAATTCGCCGGATGCTAACAGCTTGTCTATTTCTGCGGAGTTCCAGCCCATGTCTTCGAGGTTCAAGTTGTCTTTGAGATCCGCCAGCTCGAGCTTCAGCATTTCCTCATCCCACCCACCGCCGATCTCGGCGAGGCGGTTGTCGGCGAGGATGTAGGCTCGGCGCTGCGTGTCGGTGAGGTGGCCGAGGCGGATGCAGGGGACGGACTCGAGGGCGAGGGATTGAGCGGCGAGCACGCGACCGTGACCGGCGATGATGCCGTTGTCCTTGTCGATGAGGACGGGGTTGGTGAAGCCGAATTCGCGGATGCTCCCGGCGAGCTTGGCGACTTGGCTGGCGTCGTGCTTTTTCGCGTTGCGCGCGTAGGGGATGAGGTCGGAGGTTTTGAGGTGTTCGATTTTCATATTGCTTTTCGGATGATGGTCGTGAGGTTGTCGGCCCACTCGGCAAGGGTGGCCTCGATGGTTTTCTGCGGTTGGCCGTGGAGGCGGGTGGCGAGGGTCTTGGGCATGACTTCGAGGAGCTGCTTGGCGGTGATGTGCGGGCGGCTCGTGATGTCGCGCGCTTCGTCGTAAAAGAGGGTGATGGCTTCCTGGCGCTGCCAGTCCTTGAAATCCTTCTCGGCTTTGATGCGGTTGTTCCGGCTGGCGATGTAGATTTGGTTCGCCTTGCGGATGTCTTCGACGGAGCCGCCGTTGCGCTTGCAGATGACGAGTTCGTTGTAGCCGACCTTCTCGGCAAGGCGGGCGCGGCGGAGGGATTGGCGCGGCGTGTTGTCTTCGTCGTCCGGCTCGGGTGCGCTGTCGTGAACCGGCGGCGGTGGAGGAACTGGCAGAGGCTCGGCAGGCTCTGACACTCTCGGAGGTTCGGCGACCTTTGAGAGTTTCGGCGCCGGTGGCGGTGTGCCGCGTTGCCCACGCTTGGCGCGCGGCGGTGCGTTCGATTCACGCCACGCTTGGGCGGCGTCCACGGAGGTCGTGGGCATGCCTTTCTTGACGAGGCGCGAGACGACCGACTTGTCGATGTTTAACGCGTTGCTTAATTCCGTGATGCCCACGGCTTGTGCAACGATGTCAAATTATGCAACGCTCAAAAGAATGACGAGCGACTGGCAAACTGCGATGGTTGAAGGGTTTCGGTAGGGTTCCCATGCCACCCCCCTCATGATGGCTCGGCGAGCTTGGCGTTGATGCGCTCGATCCATTTATCGTCTTGCTTTGGTTTCTTTTTCTTCTTCAATGGTTTGCGCTTTGGTTTGGATAGCCATGGGAATTTCGTTTCGTGCGCCTGTTCGATGGTGACGAATCGATGGCCCTTGGTGCATAGTCTGCGCCTGTATCCGTCGCGGGTTGCAATGACTCGGGTGTCGGTGCCACAGGTCGGGCAGGTCATTGGGATTGGTTAAGCATTAGTGCTCTGTCGGCTATGTCGCGGAGCTTGGCGTTACGCTCGAGCAACTCGTCGCGCTGCATCATAAGCGCATTGGCTTCCATCCTATAGCGTTCAGCTTTCTCCCTCGCCTCGTCGCGCTCGCGCCTTGCGTCTTGTGTGAAGTTGTAGTTCACGCATGAGCCATGAATGGCCTCATCCCGCTCGCGCTCCATGCGTCGGCTATGCTCCCACAAAATCGGATGTGAGTGCATTGCCGCTTGCGCTAATTGAACTTCAAGGTGATCCGTCTCGGGCGTGTCGCTCATGCCAGTAGCCCCCGGATCCGTGCCGCTGTCGCCTCCATAGGAGTGAGGAGTTCGAGGGCGCGCTCGAGCCTGGCCTTGTCCCACTTGCCGATGTCATCGCTCATCTTGCGCTCCCAGAGTTGGAACTTCTGACTCAGCCCCTCGATCGTCACGATCGCTGTGGTTTTGTCCGTAGGATTCAGCGTGGGCTTTTCGGCCGGCAATGACAGCCCGAGGTCCAGCTCGAGTTGGAGTTCCGTGTCCGCCATAAACTCCGCGCCCCACCGCTTGGTCGCATAGTCTCGGGATTGAGCCAGCCACTTGGATGCGGCGTGCTTGCAGGTCAATATGTCCTTATGGATCGCCATCCACTCCTCGCGGGTGGCGTCTGGGTTGATGGTCACGCCGCTGAGGGTGTATGTCTTTTGGTCGATGAGTTGTGTCATGGTGTTGTGGTTTTGAGTGATGCTCTGTATCTGGCAATGGCTGCCGACTTGGCAGCCGTGTGTGGATCCGTGGCTTTCGCCCGGAAGGTTTCTCTGGAGGAGTTTCGTTTGCGGAACTTCGTGCAGTCGAATGTGTCGCGCTTGCCGCTGAGGACATCGCGCACACCGACCGTGTAATGGCTCACGAGCGCCCTGGTGACGCCCAGCTCCCGCGCCACCTGCGCCTGCGACATTTTGCCGTTGAGCTGGTCGAGGCCGGCCGCGAAAGCGATGGCGTTGGCCATGACCGGCAGGTTGTT